AATGGAACTGAATTATTAAGTGCAGCCCATAATGCACCAATTATCGCTAAAATATAAAATTTATTCATACTATACCACCAAATGACTAAAGTTCTTTTCTTTCTTAAACTGAACAATACTTCTAAACTTATCAAACAACATATCCTGTTTGTGAGAAATAACAAATACATTCTGGTCGTGGAATGTATTCAGAATTTTTAAGAAGTCATCTGTTCCAGCCCCATCCAAAGAACTGTCAAAGATTTCATCCAAGATGAGTAGGTTAGTATTTGTTGAGTTTTTCATCTTAGCAATTGCTCTCCATGTAAAGAGTAGTGCCAAGTCAATACGCATCTTTTCACCTTCTGAGAATGATGCATAAGAGAATTCATCTCTAAAACGAGACTTGATTGTTTCGTTGAAGTTTTCGTCAATATTAAAGTTGACAAAGAAATCCATAGAGGATAGATATGTATTTACCAATTTGTTCATAATTGGTAAGTATTGTTTTACAATCTTAGTTTTGATACCACTATCCTGTAGAAGATTTCTTGCTACATCAATGTAGAATCTATCTTCATTTAGTTTGGTGCGTTGTTCATCTATTAGTTTAATCTGTCCTTTTAATTGGGAAAGTTTATCCTTATCCTCATCTGATATTGAACCAGCCTCATAGGTTTCGATGTCTTTCTGCAAGCGAGAGTTAAAGGTTTCAAGTTCGTTGATAGATGCACGAATCTTTGCAATCTCTACATCGTTCTGTCTAATAGTTTCTAAGTTAATAAGAATGGTGTTTAGTCTGTCTTGTTCCTCTCGTTCCATTCTTTCAATATCACCGATAGCGGTTTGGAGTTCTCCGATTTTTGTGCCTCTAGATTCGATCTGCGTCTGCTTTGTTGCATCCGTAATCGGTTGCTCGCAAGTCGGGCATTCATCGTTGTTCTGGAAAAATTCGATTTGACGGTCATGTTCTCCCTTTCTATTTTGCAATGCTGCTTCAGTTCTACTTAGTTTTTTAAGTTTCTGTTCAATCTTAGCCTTTTCTTCTGCATCATAAGACAACTCTTCTTTTTCAATCTCTAATGCCTTAATGTCATCTTTCTTCCAATCAATAGTGGATCGGTTGTCAAAAATCTTCTGTTTGTTCTCTGCAATGATACCAGACTTATTATTCACCACCTCTTCAATAAACTTCTCTTGAAGAGTAATCTTTTCTTTAGTCAAGTCATACTGATACTCGACATTACGAATATCTTCTGCAAGTTCTTTATTTTTGTTTTTGAGTAAGAAGTTCATCAAAGAGAAAATCTTAATGTCCAGAATATCTTCAACAACCTCACGGCGAGCCTTTGTAGACAACTGCATGAATGGCACAAATGTAGAAGAACCTAGAATAACAACCTGTGTGAAAGAACGATAGTTCAACCCCATAATTTGTTGTTCTAGATACTTCTGATAATCCCTTGCGTTTGCATCTTGATTAATCATCTGTCCACTAACCCAAACCTCAAACTTGTTTGGTTTAATGCCACGACATACCTTTACCTCTTTACCACCAACAATAAACTCAACCTCAACCATAGATGAACCACCGTTGACTGAGTTTACTAGTTGCCCCTTAGAGATATTACGAAAAGGTTTGTTGAAAAGACCAAAACAGAGCGCATCAAGAATAGTAGACTTGCCTGCTCCGTTTTCGCCAATGATCAAAGTAGTTGGACTTCTATCCAACTGTATTTCTGTAAATTGGTTTCCTGTTGAAAGAAAGTTCTTCCAACGCACATACTTAAAGGTAATCAAAGTTCTAAATCACTCGCTTCCACATATAAAGACTTCATCATACTGGTAAGTCTTTTCTTATCCAAATCCACATCAAGTTCATCAATGTAGCGTTCAATGAGTGTCATGTTGTCCTCTGCATTTTCAATAATTGCATCGTCAACATTAGACGCATCAAGTTCACTAAAGTCCTCTACAATCTTCACCTCATGGGCCCCAGATTCAGATAGAACCTTGTCAATAAATCTGTCGAACTGATAGAAGTCCTTTTTATTAACAACCACTATTTTAACAAACTTATTCTTCAATGTCAAGAGATCAAAGTCAGAATAATTTGTAGTTGTATCGTCATAGTAAACCTTTTCAAAGATTGTGTATGGATTGACAATACGCTCTAGTTCTCTAGTTGCAGTATCAAAGATATGAAATCCCTTTGAACATCCGTTATCAGACCAAGTCATCTGATAGGTATTGCCAAGATAATATACATGACCATCATCAGACTTCTTGTGAAAGTGTCCACTGAATACAGTATCAAACTTGTTTAAGAAGGCCTTATCATATCCACTTTCTGCAAAGTGTCCGGCGTGCATCTCAAAACCATTAATTTCCAAATGCCCCATTGCAACTTGTGCCTTGGTTTCTTTGATATGATTCATTGTGTGTGAATAGTTATCAGAACAAATCCACGGCAAGAAACAGATGGGCGTTCCATCAAACTCTACCGTTGTTGCTTCTGGGTAAACATATAAACTAGGGAATCTTCCCTCTACCAGTTCTGATAGAGAGTTTACATCGTTTGTGTTCTTGTAGAATGTATCGTGATTACCAACCATCATATGGACAGTAACCCCCAAATCTACAAATCTTTGGACAAACCGCTCACGAAAGTCTTTGGCAATCTTATAGGAAACAAACTTTCGTCTGTCCATAACATCACCCAAGTGAATAACCGTATCAATACCTTCCTTTTCAATATAAGGGAAAAAGGTATTCTCCCAAAATTGATAGAAGTATTCGTTAAATGCTAGGTTATCGTTTCGTGCGCCAAAGTGAGTATCAGTTATCAGCGCTATCTTCATCTATCTCTTCACCTTCATCATCATAAAATTTTTCAAGTCCTTTAGGTTCGCTCTTCTTTTTCTTCTTAGGTTTATAAACATCCTCAGACGGTAAGAAGTTCTTTTGTAGATATTCAACAAACTGAGCCTGTTCCATATCCTCACCTATGGCAAGTGAATCAATGCTCATGTTCTCAATCACCTTATGGCGAATATGTTGTTGTTTCTTTTCTTTTTGGATTCTACGCAAAAATGCATAATAGATAATTTGTGTAAAATACGCAAAGGGATTGTTAGATTTATCTGGGTTGAAGTTGTGTGCATATTGCAGACAGTTCTCAATACCATCAGAAATCATTTCTTCCCTGTAGGTATAATTGATAAAATTTGGTCTGTAGGAAAGGTGGTTGGCAATCTTCAAGAAACATTCACCGATATAGTTGGAAACTGGTGGTTGTGGGTCACCTAGTTCCTCTGCTTCTTTGCAACGATCTTTCCAATCTTTCATTGCTATTAGGAACTCTGCATTATTGACATAATGCACTCCCTTTTGTTTTTTAGTCATAATAACTCCACATATATTGTCGCTTATATTGCGATTAATAGATACATCATACTATATCTTGATTCGATTGTCAATAGAAAAATAATTATAAAAATCTATTGACTTTCTCTTGACAACAGGGTATATTCAGCTATGCTGGGTTTGAGAATGAATAGATCTAATGAATAAGCTTAGAGTCTGGTTCACCAAACTCTTCATCCCATTCTTCTTCTTCAATACCCTGTAAATCTCTATCTGTGGGAGGCTGAAGTATGCTATCCTCTTCCCACTTTGCTTTCTTAACACAATACTCATAAAATCTAGTTAAACCAAAAGAAGCCTCTGTTAGAACGATAACTTGTGTTTTAGGAACATCATAAGTGTCAGTCTCAGCAAAGTGTATCCATCTTTGCAAAGACAATGCTTCTTCAATACCATTGTGTGTGGCTTTTGGAAACGAACTTAGTTTCATGGGTTGGATGACGCTCACATAAGAATTATCTGGATTATTAACTATATTACAAATGATTTCCTCACCACTAGACAACTTCAGTATTTTTGCGTTGTTCTGAGTCATTTGAATTTTATCCTTTTAATTTCGTAATCGAACTGCTCTTCATTATAGATATTTATTCTTTCTAAAAAGTGGTTGATAGTGAAGTTCTTCCTTGATTTGTATGTAAGATCATCTGAAATGTCAAAGAGGATTGCGGCATCTTTAGTTTCACTCCTACGCAATCCACGGCCAATTGATTGCAGCGTTCTAACTCTGGACTTACTTGGACTACTGAACACGATGTTGTGAAGATTACGAATATTGATACCAGTAGAAAATGTGCCGTAAGACGCAACGATGATAGCATCCTTTTGCGTTTCTGTAATTGCACGAATATCTTCTCTAGTTTGTGTGTCTGTTCCACCGTATACATAGAATACTTTTCTATCAGTCGAGTTCTTAATCAAATCATGCAGAACAACACCATGTTTTTCTACAAATTGAAAGAGGACTAATGTATTCCCTTTTAGTGCCAAAGTCAAGTCTTTTATGAAAGAATTTCTTTGTGGGTGAGTTACAATGAAATCAATTTCATCTTGATAGTTCATATCCTTCACAAGTTTACATTCATGTTCTGGATAAGTTAGAACTAGTGCTTTGATTTTGAAAGAAGCAAGTGTCTTTTTATCAATCAACTCTTTTGTTGTAACGACTTTATTTAGTGTTCCAAACAATCCTTCTAGAACCAAACGATGTGTCTGCATACCATCCAGCGTTCCTGTCAGTCCAAAACGATATTTGCATAAGTGCAATTTTGTAAGAATAGATGTGAGTGACTTTGCCTTGAACAGGTGAGCCTCATCACCAATCACACAACCGAATTGTTCAAAGTAACTCTTAGGAAACTTGTAGATAGATTGCCAAGTAGATATGACAACCTTCTTAGTTACATTCTTGTCATGTCCACTGTAAATCTTCTGCATATAAACTTCTTGCCATCCATAGTCAATAAAGTCAGAATACATCTGTTCAACCAAAGATGTTGTTGGAACAAGAATAAGAATCTTATCATTCTGTTGTGATTGTAAAAGCATCTCGTAATATCTTACGAGAATATAGATTATAAGTGACTTACCCGAAGCAGTAGGACTGAGCAAAAGAGCACGATGTTTTCTAATAGCATACTCCACGGCATCAATTTGGTAATCACGAGGTTTGATGTTTCTTCCATTGGATCGAAGTCTAAGTTGTCTAATGAATCCATCCAGTATTTGTTTGTCGATAGTTTTGTCATCTTTAAGTTCCTCACTTATTGTATAATCATCTTCATAGTCTTTCAACCACTTCTCTAAGTAGGGAAGTAGACCAACATAAAGTTCTCCTGTTGCTGGAGAAAATAATCGTATCTTTCCATCCCAAATACGATTGCGATAGGCAGGCATAAACTTAGCGCCTGGCACTTCAAATGTAAAAAAGTCAGACAATGACCTTGCAGTTGACCTTTCTG